AATTTACCCCTGAGATAAAAGCAATTTTTGAGGACAGGGTAATCCGCCGCGCAAAGGGCGGGGTAGTAGACTTGAGACCCAAAAAGATGATACACTCTGGTATCGGTGCTATGGCAAGGGAGATGATGTAATGTCAAGAAATAATCCAAGGGGTCGGCCCACAGGCAAAAGCAGATTTGAACGGGCTGTATATAAAAAACCCGCAGCAGAAAAGACTGTAGCTGGAAAAAGCAGCCTAGAGTTAGCTGCTGCACTAGATGCTTTTATGTCTGGTAAAAACAAAATTGACAAAACTTCTGGGCCTTATGCGAGAGATTTTGCAAAACTGCAAAGAGCGGAAGAATATTTAAGAACAAACGACCGCCCAAGCAAAGGAAGAAACAGCCCTAGAAGTAAGTTCAAAGGAACATTTTAATGGCAATACCCCCACAGCTAGTAGACATGTCTATGGGTGCAGGCGGCCCTGGCATGACCGCAGAAGAACAAATGACCGAGGTCCAACTACCGTTGATGGACGACCTACCAGAAGGCATCATGCTTGCTGGCGAAGAGGGTATGGAAGTTGAGGCAGAGGTCTACGACCACAATGCTAACTTGGCCGAAGTATTGGACGACACTATCCTTGGTTCTTTGTCCAGTGATTTATCTGGTAAGGTAGATGACGACAAATCTTCTCGTGAAGAATGGGAAGAGGCCATTGCGAAGGGTTTGACGTTACTGGGGATTAATTATGAGGAGCGGTCTGAGCCGTTCCTTGGTGCATCTGGTGTGACACATCCTCTGTTGAGCGAGGCTGTTACGCAGTTCCAGGCGCAGGCTTACAAAGAGATGCTGCCGCCTGGTGGTCCTGTGAAGACGCAGATTATTGGTATGCAGTCTAAGGAGACTGAAGACCAAGCACAGCGTGTCAAGGACTTTATGAATTACCAGATTACTGAGGTGATGGAAGAGTATGATCTGGATACAGACCAGATGTTGTTCTATCTGGCGATTACTGGTTCTACGTTTAAGAAGGTTTATTTTGACCCGACAAGGGGACGGGCTGTATCTAAGTTTGTTCCTGCTGAAGATTTAGTTGTTCCGTATTCTGCTACTGATTTGCAGACAGCGGAGCGTTACACACATGTGGTACGGATGAGTGAGAATGAAATCCGTAAGATGCAGGTAGGGGGTGTTTACCGTGATGTATCATTATCTGCTTATGAAGATGACGAGTCTGATTCAACAATCCGTGGCAAGGCTGATGAGATTCAGGGTTTGCGTCCGTCGTACTCTGATGACATGTATACAATCCATGAAGTCCATGTGGACTTGGACCTTGAGGGATTCGAGGATATGGATGAGACGGGTGAGCCAACGGGTATCAAACTTCCTTACATCGTCACGTTAGATGAGGGTTCTGGTCAGATTCTGTCGATTGTGCGGAACTGGCGTGAGACAGACCCGATGCGTCGTAAGCGTCAATACTTTGTTCACTACAAGTTTCTGCCGGGCTTTGGCTTCTACGGCTTTGGCTTGTTGCATATGATCGGAGGTTTGAGCCGTGCAGCGACTTCTATACTGCGTCAGCTTATTGATGCTGGCACTCTTAGCAATCTGCCGGGCGGGTTTAAGGCTCGTGGTGTTCGTATACGGAATGATGATGAGCCTGTTAATCCTGGTGAGTTTCGTGACCTTGACGCTCCTGGCGGCGATATTCGCAATGCTATTATACCCCTTCCGTACAAAGAACCGTCAGGGACACTTGGTCAGCTTCTCGGAGTTGTGGTGGACTCTGGCAGACGATTTGCACAGGTTGCTGACACTAAGGTGGCTGATGTTAATTCTCAGGCACCAGTGGGTACGACGGTTGCGCTTATCGAACAAGGCTCGAAAGTAATCAGCAGTATCCACAAGCGTTTGCATTATGCTCAGAAGAATGAGTTCAACATGCTTGCTGAGATATTTGCAAACAATCCTATGCCGTATCCGTATATGATTGCGCAGAATGTTGACCCCAACATTATGGCATCAGACTTTGACGGGCGTGTAGATATTCTCCCAGTCTCTGACCCGTCAATCTTTTCTATGGCGCAGCGGTTGTCGCTGGCACAGACACAGCTTCAGTTGGCGCAAGCTGCCCCGCAGATGCACAACATGTACGAAGCCTACCGTCGTATGTATGATGCATTGGACATCAAGAACATCGACACTATCTTGCCCCCGCCACAACCACCTGCTCCACTAGACCCAGGCACAGAGAATGCAAACGTGCTGAAGGGTATGCCATTGCAGGCGTTCCAGCCACAAGACCACATGGCGCACATCCGTGTTCATGCGGCCATGCTGCAACAGCCGGCGACCGCGACTAACCCACAGGCATTCATGATGCTACAGTCACATGTACAAGAGCATGTGGCGATGCATGCTCGTGACTTGGTACAAGAGATGTTCCAAGGTCTGGCACAGCAAGCACAGATGCAGGGTGAGATGATTCCACAGGTTGACCCGGCGGCACTGGAAGCTGCGGTTGCACAGCAGATTGCTGACACGACAGAACAGTTGGCACCTCTGCTACAGCCACCACAACAGCCTGACCCACTTGTTGCTATCCGTCAGCAGGAACTAGAGAACGACACTCAGGAAATCCAGCGCAAGGCAATGAACGATGCTATGGACTTCCAGATTGATCAGGCACGTTTGATGCAGGCATATGAGTTGGCGCAACAACGTCAGGCATTGCAAGAACAAATTGCTGAAGATCGTAACTTAGTTAACGTGTATCGTATTGACACACAGGCTGACTTGAAGAGGCAACAATGAGCGGCATAGAAAGTCTACTAAACCAACTTGGTCAAATGTTCAGGCGGCAGACAATGCAGTTGGAACAGTCCATGGGTAGGATACAAAGCCTAGAGGAACAGCTTTCTACTTCTCCTGAACCTACTGCTAACCCTGTGCCCACAGTTGTAGAACAGACACAGGTAGCAGGTGGCACCGACATGATAGAAGACGGCTTTGATAACAGAGTTCCTTCTTCCTTTCGTTCTCCAGACTTTGGCGGTAACATGATAACACCTGAGCCTCTCCAGGATTTTCAGCCGCCCCCAGGTTTTGGTGTTCGGGGTCCAGCAGGACCTAGTCAAAATTTTCCTTCTCCTCTTCCTGGCATGGGAAATATGTTTTTAGGCAGAGGTAGTCCTTTTACTCGTACACACGGACTTTCTATGCCAACGCCTATGCCACCTAGTAGACCTTTGCAGCGTCCACCTTTTGGGAGTGTTAGGGGTATCGGTGGTATGGCAGGTGCATTAAACAACTTCTTTGGTAAAAGGTATTGATATGTTTCAGGCTCTCATCGGACCTATTGCTAGTCTTGCTTCCTCTTTTGTCGAGGGGCAAATATCCAAGTCTAAGGCGAAGGCAACTCTTGCGCAAACTGAGGCGGAAGCCAAAGCTGAGATAATGAAAACCGCAGCTACCCACGACAGCAAGTGGGAGTTGATTATGGCTAAGTCTACACAATCATCAATTAAAGATGAAATCGTGACTGTGGTTGTTCTTATTCCCGTAATTTTAGTCTTCATTCCTGGTATGGAAGAAGTCGTAAAGAATGGCTTTGACAGGCTGAATGAACTACCAGAGTGGTACACATATTTATTGTTTCTAACAATATCCGCAGCACTAGGTATAAAAGGTGTGGACAAGTTTAGGAAAAAGTAAGGAAGAAAAGAAAAGTAAGGAAAAAATAAAAAGTAATGTGGGACATGCATAGTATTACAACTGAAGAGCAAGCAAGGAAAAACCGTGGCAGAACTAACGATGGAAAGATTTCTCAAGTGGAAGATACTCCCCCGCTTGATGATGATTGGGATGTCAATATCCGCTTGGCGGGTAGTGGAGTGGTTTATGGAATTGAAAGACCCGACGGCACAACAGGCAGCACTGGTTAGTGTTGTAACAGGTGTTTTGGCAGGGGCTTTCGCAGTCTGGTTAAATCACGAGAAATAGTGTAGGATAGGACCATGACACGCATCAAACAATTTGCTGACGACTTAGGTATTTCATATAACGAGGCTAAGAAACTTATTATGTCTAGTAGAAACAAGAACGACAAAGGTAAGTCGAAGCTACAGAAGTATCTCAGTGAGATGGAAAAGTCACGCAAGACAGTAGAAAGATTAGCCCAAGAGGACGCTGACATGGCAATGCAAAAAAGAGCAGGCGGTGGCGCAAGCAGCCTGAGAGATTATTCCCCCGCCGGTGGCCTAACGCCAGATGAAGAAGGCCGTACTGTAAACATCAAAGGCCCTATTGAAATGCCTGAAGAGATTCGTAAGAAACGTGCTGAGAAAAAGCGCAAGGAGAATATGAAATCTAAAGGTCAGGATAAGACAGAATCAAGAGCCAGCGGTGGCGTGTCTCGTCGTGGCGATGACCAGCCAGTAATTATGGCGAAAGATGGCAAATACTGCCGTGGTATGGGCAAAGCGTATCAAGGTAATCCTAGAGAAGTAAAGATTAGATAATGTACGGCGGCAGCGGTCCAGGCGATAGAAGCGGTGGTTTTGGTGACAGACCTGACACGGGTCCTGCGCAAACTTCCACGCCGTCAGGCGGCATATCTTATTCTGTAGAGCCTTCTGGCAATGAAAGCAGCGGTCCAAGTTTTCAGGCCAGTCCTGTAGACTTTGGCTCTGATGGTAACTATCAGCAGTTTGCCAGTACAAGAGATGTAACTAAACAGCCAATCTTTTCGCAAGTCTTTGGCGACAACTATGTTACATACCCTGGCGGTAATACACAGGCAGTAGCTGCCAGACAGTTCAATAGATATCTGAACCCGCAGACTCCTGTGTCAGGTAAGTTTGGCTCACTATTTGGTGGTGCAGGTGGGGAACAAACATTTCTTGGTGAAAGAAGGGCAGTCCAGCAGGACAGAGGTATTGGTGGTTTGCTTGGTGGGCTAGCCGCAGGTGCAATGATTCCCGGTGCTGGTTTTCTATCTCAGGCCGCAGCAACCGACTACGTTGCTGGTGACCTACCAGAGGGCTACAGAGAAGTAGACCGTGAGGGTATACTAGGTGGTTTGCTTGCAGGCTTGGAAGGTGTAACTGGCGCGGCACCGATTGAAAAGATTGGTGAGACTGCTTCTAGTTTAGTGGACAGAGCGAGAAAGGGGATTGCCGCATATCTGCCACAGGAAGAAGAAAGAAACATCAGAGCAATGGGAAGTCTAGACCGCTTGGAAGATGCTATGAGTCAAAGATTTCCTGAAGCCCTGCCTGCTCCTCTTCCTAGAGCACAGGTTACACCCGGTCTTGATGGTGGTTTTCAGGTTAGTGATGATCCATTTGGGCCACCTGGTTACGGCTACAGCCCGATTGATGAGGGGCTTGATGCATTAGAAGCTGCTATAGGGGAGGCTAACGAACAAAACGCCAGAGAAGATGAGATGTCTGGCCCAGATAAGTTTAACGTGTCCCGAAGAAAAGTAAGCACAGTTCCTTCTTATGGTGTGTCTGATACTGGTCAGGTGTACAAACAATCACCAACAGGTGTAAGAACTTATACTGGACTAAAAAACTACGCCGGCACACAGTATGGTAATGTAAGAAACGATTCTGGTGGTATTATGGACATGCTTAATAGTCTTGGCATGGCAATCAAGCCGTACTTTAACTTAAATCCTAATAGGTCAAGATAATGAAGATAGAAATAAAATTAATCCCTGACGGCATGGACTTAGCAAAAGAAATACAGGACGGAACTCCTGTAGACGAAATGCAGGATGCATGTCCTATTGCCACACAGGATGTAGAGACAAACGAAGAGAACCAACGGTTCGCAATCAAAGACCATCAGTATGGACCAGCCATAAACCCGGAGGAAAGCTGTGGGGTTTGTGCGGCGTTCAACATCAGTCCTGAAATGCAGCAGTGTATGAAGGACGAATCTGGCGAAGTGGGCTATTGCCAGTCATTGAAATTTATGTGTTCAGCGGCTAATTCATGCTCAGTCTTCGCTCCCGGCGGACCAATGACAGGCATGGATGAGTAATGGACGTATATGATTTTATAACAAAATACAATAAAGTCTTGAATAATCGTATAGAAGACATTAGTCTCTCTATAACTAGTGGTAGTATTACAGACATGGAAGACTACCGCGCAAGAGTTGGTGAAATACAGGGTGTCACCTACGCTCTTGATGAACTAAAGGCCCTGCTAAAAAAGGCTAACTACGTCGATGACACTGATAGTACCTGAATACGTTGTCGCTCAACGTGAAGCAAAGAAAAGAGCGGAAGAAGCAGCCAAAGAAAAATCCCTAAAAGAAAGAGTTCCACAGCCCACAGGATGGCGCATTCTTGTCATGCCATATATGGGCAAAGAAAAAACGGACTCAGGAATTTATGTACCCGACCAAGCTAGAGAACGTGAATCACGGGCAACCGTTGTTGCTTATGTGTTGAAGGTAGGCCCGTTAGCCTATGCTGATGCAGATAAGTTCGGCGGCGAAGCGTGGTGTAAGGAAGGCGATTGGGTATGTATTGGACGCTACGCTGGTTCCCGATTCCAGATTGAGGGCGGCGAAGTGAGAATAATCAATGATGATGAAGTCATTGCAACCATCGTCGATCCTGACGATATCAAAACGTATGGAGCACAGTGATGTCTACCAACGCATTACAGCAGGAAGCTGAAACAGAAGAAAACGAAATTGAAATCGTTGAAGAAGAGCAGAAGGCTGAAGAAGTTGAGGCACAGCCTGAACAAGAAGCCCAGCCTGAAGAATCTAAAGAACAGGAACTTGAAGAGTATTCAAAGAATGTTCAGCAACGGATTAGTAAATTAACTAAAAAATATCGGGAAGAAGAAGCACAGAGAGCGGCTGCTATTGAGTATGCCGAAGCTGTGAAGAAACAGAACGATGAGTTAAAGGCAAGACTAGATGCGCTAGATCAGTCTTACACAAGTGAGTTTGGTACTCGCATCGATTCTCAGATTGAATCTGCAAAGCAGGCATATCAGAAAGCATACGATGATGGTGATGCTGAAGCTATGTTTGAGGCACAAAAGAATCTAAGCAAACTTGCTTTAGACCAAGCCCAGCTTGAGCAGGCAAAACAAAGACAAGAACGCCAAGCCCAGCAAGAGCCTGTACAAGAAAACACACCTGTACAGCAACAGCCAAGGCAGGCACAGCCTGCAAAGCCTGACCCAAAGGCTGAAGCCTGGGCAGAAAAGAATGAGTGGTTTGGTAATGACCAGACCATGACGTATGCTGCTTTTGGCATACATAGGCAACTTATCGAAGACGAAGGATTTGACCCAGAGTCCGATGAGTATTATAATGAACTTGACAATCGGATTAAGACCGAGTTTCCGCACAAGTTTGCGGCGGCTCAACCAAAATCTGATACAGGACCCAGAGTCGCTTCTGCTGAGTCCACTGCTTCTAAAGCAAAGTCACCAAAGGGGCGCAGAACAGTCAAACTGTCTCCATCGCAGATTGCGATTGCAAAGCGGTTGAATGTTCCGCTTGAAGAATACGCTAAGTATGTAAAGGAGTAAGCGATGACTGATTCTACTAAAAGAGTTTCACGAGACTCACAAACCCGTGCGAAAACTACCAGGCGTAAGCCTTGGACACCGCCTTCAAAACTGGAGGCACCCGAAGCCCCGGCAGGTTTCAAACATCGTTGGATTCGTACCTCTCTTCGGGGGGAAGACGACAAGATGAATGTAAACGCCAAGTTTCGGGAAGGATGGGAGCCTGTAAGGGCTGACGAATATCCTGAGATGGCTGGACAGTTTCCAACCATTGATGATGGTCAGCATGCAGGTGTAATCGGTGTAGGCGGATTAATGCTTGCCCGTATCCCAGAGGAAACGGTTGAAGAGAGAACTGAATATTTTCGGGAACAGACCCGCCAACAAATGGATGCCGTTGACCAAAACCTGATGAGGGAACAACACCCCTCAATGCCGATTCATAATGAACGGAAAAGTCGTGTATCATTTGGTGGCAAGGATAACTAGCCACCGTAGCTTCATAAGGAGTAAGCAATGGCGAATACTAATGTCGCTTTCGGCCTAAAGCCGATCAATACCGCAGGTAGCGCACCCGCTACTGGTGGTACTAATGCATACTTCATTGACAGCGGCGCATCTGCAATCTATCAGGGTTCACTGGTTAAAGCTGACAATGGTGGCGAAATCGTCATCTCTTCCGCTACTGGTGACACCCAGAAAGCCGTAGGTGTTTTCGCTGGATGTGAGTATGTTTCTTCCACAACTGGTAAGAAAGTCTTTTCAAATTACTGGCCTGGTTCAGGTGCCGACACAAACTTCGATATCATCGGGTATGTGTACGACAACCCACTACAGCGCTTTGTGATTTGCACAGACGCAACAATCACAGACCGTGCAACAGCAATCGCAGCTATCTTTGAGAATACTCAGCTAGATAGCGGTGCTTCTGGCAGCACAACAACAGGTATCTCAAGCGCTAAGATGGACGTGGCAACACTTGATGCTGCTGACACATCACTGCCTCTGAAGATCGTCGGCATCCTAGATGACGAAGAGAATCAGGACTTTGCCGCTGCGGGTATCCCAATGATCGTCATGATCAACAACCATGCGTTACTGGGTGCAAACTCAGAAGCGGCAGCATCGTAAGGGAGCGTAGATAATGGCTATTTCAAGAGCACAACTCGCTAAAGAACTAGAGCCTGGTCTTAACGCTCTGTTCGGAATGGAATACGGTCGCTACGAAGGCCAGCATGCAGAAATCTTTGACACAGAGGCATCAGATAGAGCCTTTGAAGAAGAGGTAATGCTATCAGGCTTTGGTGCGGCTCCAACCAAAGGTGAAGGCACAGGCGTGACTTATGATGACGCTAACGAAGCATACACTGCTCGTTACAATCATGAGACTGTAGCAATGGCTTTCTCAATCACTGAAGAAGCTGTAGAAGACAACCTGTACGACCGTCTAGCATCACGCTATACTCGTGCGCTTGCTCGTTCTATGGCTCACACTAAGCAGGTTAAAGCTGCGGCTATCCTGAACAACGCATTCTCTGCTGGCGCAAATGCTGGTGGTGACGGTGTTGCTCTGTGTGACGCATCACACCCGCTGACTTCAGGTGGCACATTCGCCAACGAACCATCAACTGCTGCTGATCTGAACGAAACTTCTCTGGAAGACGCACTGATCAACATCGCTGGTTTCGTAGATGAGCGTGGCCTGATCGTGGCTCTTCGTGGTATGAAGCTAATCATTCCACGTCAGCTTCAGTTTGTAGCAGAACGTCTGTTGGTTTCAAACCTGCGTGTAGGTACAGCCGACAACGATGTAAACGCTATCAAGTCATCAGGCATGCTGCCTGAAGGTTATGTAGTCAATGACTACCTAACAGACACAGATGCGTTCTTCATCAAGACAGACGCACCAAACGGCTTCAAGCACTTTGAGCGTCTAGCCCTGAACACAGCAATGGACCCAGACTTCGACACTGGCAACATGCGCTTCAAGGCTCGTGAGCGTTACAGCTTCGGCTTCTCTGACCCACGTTGCGTATTCGGTTCACCCGGCGCGTAAGGTTAGAAAAAACTTTTTTAGGGGCGGGTATTCACCCGCCCCTTTTTTTGTTGTACTGTTTTGGTGGAGGTTCTCATGGATTATGAAGTTATAGACAATTTTCTGCCGCCAGAAATTTTTGAAAGGTATTCATTTCTTCTAGGATCAAGGATGCCTATGTTCTACTCAGAGGGTGTGTCGTCACAAGAAGATGATAATGAGTTTTACTGGTATCATTCTTTCTACAATCAGAACTTACCTTCTTCAGAGTTTTATCAAGACTTTACGTTTCCTTTACTGGCTATGGTCAAGTCCAAGGCTGTGATTAGTTCGAGGGCAAACTGGTTTCCTAGAACTCATGAAATAATAGAACACGGGGCGCATGTAGACTCGACATTTCCACACAGAAATATTGTGTTTTATATCAATACCAACAACGGTTTTACAAGGCTTTATGGTGACGATGATGACAGCATTGTAGTAAACAGCGTTGCTAATAGGGCACTTTTATTTGACGGATTGATACGTCACAACAGTACGACCTGCTCAGACCAAAAAGTAAGGTGCACGATGGCTGTTAATTACTTTGCCTAAAAACCTCTGTTGAGGTACAATAGCTTATCCCTGACAGCCGCATGGTGCGGCTGACACTAGCCACGACAGGAGATAGAAATGGCTCGTACTACCTTTTCAGGTCCAGTGAAAGTGGACACCGCTTTCTGGGCTAATCTAATTGAATGTGCAAATCTTCCAACTGCTGCCGCAGCCAACGAAGGCTACATCTACTATGTGTCAGATGCTCTGAAGGCTTCTGAAACCACTGGTAATGGCACAGGCAACCTTGTGTTTTCTGACGGTTCTAATTGGATTCGTGTAGACACTGGCGCAACCGCTGGCGCGTAAGGGGGCTTAAATGGCTGGTCCAGTAAAAGCCTATAATGTCACAGCGACAGGGACTGTAGGTCCGGGTCGTTCACGCATTAAACAGATTGTCATGTACGCAACAGGTGCCGGCGCTTTCACCCTTACCGATGGTAACGGTGGTGCAACGCTAATAACGCAAAAATTTCCAACAGGCCTGAGTGTTTTGAACATTCCGGGTGATGGAGTTATTGCCGAGAGCGGTGCATATGTAAGCGCGATTTCAGGAACTGGCGCTGAACTGACAGTCTTCTTGGCATAAAACAATGTCTGTCCACGAGATAAGATCTATATCTCAAGTCGGCACAAGCGAACCGTTTGCGCTACAGATTTCTCGTGGGCAGATTCCCGGACACTATCGTCTACATAAGTTTGGGTTCAATGAAGACATCGATGTTAACGAAGAAACCATTTGGGACGCTGGCGGTATTTATGCCTACCCTTCTTCTGCTGTAAAAATGACAGCTACCAGCACTGACGGCGCGAATGATGACGGCGTTCAAGTAACTATTCAGGGCTTAGATGCTGATTATAATCAGTTATCCGAAGAACCCTGTTATTGAGGCAATAGCTGTCAGTGTAACGTGACAATCTGTCTCGCAGAGAATGCCGTGGTCTGGAATCGTTACCTGCCTGTCATCCGATGTAGTAAACTCTATCGTTAACAGA